ACGGCCGAACAGTCCAACCTCACGGGCGAGTGGTCGCTCAAGGCTGGCGCGTTGGTTATGGCGAACAACGGCGTGGCCTGCATTGACGAGTTCGACAAGATGGACAACAGCGCCAGAAAGTCAATTCATGAGGCGCTAGAGAACCAAGCGGTCCCGGTGACGAAAGCCGGCATCAACACAACTCTGCCCGCAAAGACGGCCGTGATTGCAGCGGCTAATCCAGCCGGCGGAGAGTTCGACCGCTTTGATGCACTGTCCGAACAGATAGAAATGGAACAACCGCTTATCTCGCGGTTTGACCTAATCTTCGGACTGGCTGACAAGCAAGACGAGACGCGCGACGAGACGATTGCACAGACGCAACACGACATAGCGGCCGGTGACGTAGAAGCCACACCGGAAATCAGCTATGACCTCTTGCGGGAATACATCGCCTACGCCCGCCAGATTGAACCGTCGTATGCGTCCCAAGACGTGAAACAGGCGCTCATAGATTACTACGTCGACATCCGTAAGAAGGCCGACGACGGCGACGAACCCGGCCCCCGGATGAACGACGCACTCCGGCGGATTGCTCAAGCGAGCGCACGGGTCCGACTGTCTGATACGATTGACCAACAGGATGCACAGCGGGCTATCGACCTGTTGAACTACACTATCGGGCAGGTGGCACTAGATGAGAAAGGCAATATCAGTGGCTCACAGTACGACGGCGGCAAAGACGGCGGCAACGACTTTGACCAACTCAAACCCGAGGTGGTTGACACGCTGAATCGGGATGGGCCACTACTCCCCGACGAGCTATCGCGTATGCTGTCCGTCGACGAACAACGGATACGCGATGCGTTGGCCCACTACAAAGAGCGTGGTGCGGTCATAGAGCGACAGGGGAGGTACGAAACGCCATGAGTGTCAGAAAGATATGCAGCGCGATCCGCGAGAACGTGGGCGAACCCCAGCCGCCCCTGGTGTCGGCGGGCGCACTCTGGACCGTCGTGTGTGCCAACGGGCCGGTGCCCATCGGCCGCGCCACGGAGAACATGGACGACGCCATAGAGGCGGGCGACGTGTTCCGGTGGACGGACGGCGACGGCACGATCCGCTACGGACTCACCGACCAGGGACTCAACAACGTGACGGCCGGGAGTCCCTACGGCCCCGAAGATACGGCCGCGCTCAAGCAATGTATAGAGACGGAAGCTAGCCGCGAGAATCCCGACGCGGAGTTTATCGGGTGGTGCAACCGCCGACTAGCCGAGGTTAGAGACTCATGAACACGTGCGACAAGACCCGACAAGAAGTACTGGAAGCGTTACGAGAAGCCGCCGACGACGACGCCGCCCGAGACTCGGGCGGTGGTGTGCATACGACGCACTTAGCGGACGTGCTCGGTCGAGACAAAAGCACGATCCAGGCACACATGGCGGAACTGAACGACGCGGGCGAAGTGGAGCGTGTGACCGGCATCGGAGACACTGGCCGGCCGCGTGTCTCGTACCTGCCCGCCGAAGACGACGCGGACGACGCCGACGAAAAGCGGAGGATTATCTAATGGTTGGCAACAACGACCCGCCGACGGGGAGTACTGGCCCGAACCAAAAGTACGAGTGTCCGAAGTGCGGCGACGAGTACGCGAACCTGCCCTGCCACCTTCGAGCGTGTACGGAGGGCGAACAATGACGACCGGCGGCAATCCCAACCCGGAGCAATCGCCTAACAATGCCTGGCCGCGCAAGCCCTGTCCCCTGTGTGGGAAACAAACCAAGCGGCTGCCTCACCATCTACGCTATGAAGAGTGTGGAGGAATGCAATGACTCGCTCAGAACACCACGCCGACAGTGACGCCCAAACAGTGCGTGACTCACGCCACCGAGTTCGCAAGGCACTGGAACGCCACGCCGTCGGTCGGGACTCGGCACTTTCGGGCGCGGCACTCGCCGGCCACGTCCCACTGAAGCCAACCACTGCGAGGGACATCATAGCGGAACTCCGCGACGACCCGGCCGGGCCACCCATCGGCCAGTGCGCAGATGGGTACTACGTTATCACTGACAAACACGAACTGAAAGAGTGGGTGGAAAGCGTGAAAGACGAGATAGCGACCAAAGAGGACCGATTACAGGCTAACGTCCAGTCGTTCAATCGGCGGGAGTACGGAGGGCCGGTAAAATGACCTGCCCCGTCTGTTCGGAACACTGCAAAGACGGCCACAGTCTTCGTGAGCACATCCGCAACTACCACCCCGGCAAGGTGGGCGTCGTATGACCCCGGCGGCACTGGCCCTGTCGGGCTACGGCGTGGTACTCGTCAGTTGCCTAAGCATATTGTTAGTCTGGCGCTACTGGCCCTAACGGACCAGCGCCGACCTTACACCGTGGAGTTGAAGGGTGCGGGCTCACCGGCCGATGCCGGCCGGCGTGTACAAGCTCCACGGGAGGACATCGGCGGCCACGACAGACTATAACGACTTACAACAGACTATGACCCAACGACTCACTCCAGTCAAAATGCACGAATCGCTCGACCAGCGCGGCCTACTCGACGACTCGCACGGACCGGGAACCTACGCTTTGCAGGTAGAGACACCGGACACGTCGGGCAGTGTGGCCCAAGCGTTTCGGGAGCACGTCGACGAACTCCCGCCGTCGGAACACATGGCCCAACTCGCAGACGCTTCCAGTGTGTGTTACGTCGGTGCCTCCGGGCAGGTGTACGACCGACTCCAAGACCACACGGAGGGCGTGGTTCGACAGTCCCTCTTCTTGCGAGCCTTTGAGCCGGTGTCTCTTGTGGGTGTCTGGCCTTCGGAGAACGCCTTTCAGGATGAGTACAACCGGGCGGTGGCCCTGTCCCGTGACGGCTGGACTGCGTGGACTGACGGTCAAGTCATTTAGACCCGTAGGCTTACAGTTAGGGCGCTCTTACTGGCGGGTATGGAAGACGACGCCGACGTATGCGGGGCAGACACCACGAAAGGCGGCACGTGCAAGAATCCCGCCGACTCGTGCCCGTGGCATGGACCGGGAGAGGCACCAGATAACGGCCGCCCGTCGAAACTCTCCTACGAACGCCAAGAAAAGATAGCCACTGCTGTCGAAGAGGGGAAGTCTATCACCTCGGCCGCTCGCATGGCCGGCGTTGACCGGACGACAGTGTACGGGTGGGTCGACCGTGGGGAAGCCGACAAAGAAGCCGGCAAAGACAACGAATTCGTAGATTTCTACGACAGGCTTACGCACGCAAAAGGCCACGGCGAGGACTTCTACTTCAATCTCGCGCTGGAATTGGCCCGCGAAAATGAAGACCACAGATTCATAGCGTCACTCATGAAACAACGCTATCCCGATTCGTGGGGTGAGACGGAAACGGGCGTGGACGCCGATACGGTCAAACTAGAGGTGAGCGAGGATGTCAAAGCCAGCTGGCCGCAATAGCGGCGGGACGCTGGCAGAGTTCTCCCCCACGCCGTATCAAGACCAGTTCTTGCGAGGCGATAAGCGGTATCTCGCGTTCGTCTCTGGCGTTGGCGCGGGCAAGACCTACGCCGGGATTATCCGCACGTTCCTCAACATGGAACACTGGAATCCCGGCGAAATGGGCGCTATCTTGGCCCCGACGCGGCAGATGATTGTCAACGTCATTATCCCCGAAATGCGGGAGTTGGGGCTACTCGACAAGTGGGAGTACAACAGCAGTTACTCCGATGAACCGGGGCTACACTCCCCCTCGGGCAGTCGGGCGCTCATACTATCGGCCGATAACAAGAAGACAATTGAACGACTGCGAGGGCTAAACCTTGCGTGGGGTTGGATTGACGAACGCACGGCCGTCCCTGGCCGCGCACAAGAAATCCTGAGCCAACGTTTGCGTACCGGCGAGTATCGCAATCTCTACGAGACGACGACGCCCAAGGGGAAAGACGACACATACGAGTTCTACGTCGGCGGTGTGGACGCTACCAAGGAATCCTTCGGAGAGGCATCTATCTACGACGCCGGGGACAGGTTGGCGATTGTCGGTGTCCCGACGCGGGCGAATCCCAACACGCCGGAAGACTACAAGGACGCTATGGAGCGGGATATGCCCGAAGCCGTCCGTGCCCAAGAAGTGAAAGGCGAGTTTGTCGAGATCGGGAGCGGGATACTCACGCGAGATATGCTGTCACCCACGGACACGGACGTACTCGACAGTACGGAGTTATCCTTTCACGTCGGCGTTGACCTCGGCGTAGAGCCGGACGCGGCGAAGGCCGAAGCCAACGATACGGACTACTTCGCGGCGGCTATCATCGCTCACCACAGGCGTCACGGCCGGGCCTACGTCGTAGACGTAGAGCGCAAGCGTGGCCTATCACTCAATCAGGGCGTGGACTGGCTCAAACAGGTGATTCAGGGCGTTCCCTCTCCGACCATCAATGTCGAGTCGGTCCACGCACAGCAGTACTTTTTGACGGCGTGCAAGGACGCTGGCTTGCCCGTCCAGGGCGTGGACCAGTCCCTCAAGAAAGAGGACCGGCTGATTCAGTTGTCCGTGCCCTTTGAGAACAACAGTATTCAACTCGTCAACTTCGACAGACCGCCCGAAGCGGGCTTAGATAAGCGATGGGACCAGTTCGCCCAAGAGTGGATAGCCTTCCCCGACGGGACGCACGACGACCTTCTCGACGCGGTGGAGCTTGCCCTTCGGAACGTGAGTATCGGGCAGACGTTCGGCGGCGACGGCATAGATATGTACGGGAGAGGCACGTAATGGACCCAACAGACTTACTCATAGGCGAAGGCGACGACGGCGTAACGACGCGCATACGGCAGTTCTTAGGCGTAGAGCGAGAGGCACACGTCTGCCCCGAGTGTAACGTGGCCTGCCAAGAGGCAACCACGCACGACCCACAGAGGGCGGCCTTTGACGGCGGTTCGTCCCCGTCGTGGCTGTGTCCTGAGTGCGACAGTCATTACGTCCGTGAGGTATCGGACGACTCGCACACGCTGGACCTCTACGGCCGCCAGTCGTAGCTTGTTGCAACTGTTTGTAGTGTGCTATAGAAAGCTATAAGTAGCTATGGCTATTACTGTGTAGTATGGCACAGAACACTGCCCCCGAAGACGCACCAACCTCAGACTGGACCCACAGCCACACCGTTCAAGAAGGCGACGAGTTCAGAACGGAACACGGCGAAGTGTGGAAAGTCACGACTGTTCAAGACGACGGCGCTGTCCGAGTCCGCCGGCTAGACAGTGGCCGACGAGACGCCAACGAACGTGACACGTGGGGGGAAGAGGCTGTCCGAACGTCTCTTGCACACGACGAAATGCGACGTGAGCGCGACGGCAAGAGCCACGAACTCGCCACGTTCTAACCCACAGACTGTATAGTCTCACCGGCTGCTGTGGGCGTGCGGTATGAACACGACAACAATCGAGATAACGAAAACGCAAGCGTCGGAGCTTGACAGTATCGCTAACGGCAGTTACAAAGAAAAGTTACAGACTCTCATAGATGGCTATAACGACACTGCCATGACCGAAGCCAAGGTGCGAGAACTAATCCGCGACGAAGTGATTCGGGAGGCACTCGAATGACTGACCACGAACACATCCCGGTCCCGTCGGGCCACGCGCCGCGCTTGGACACGTTTGCCAGCAGTGGGTATTACGGCATCACGGTCACTGAGCGAGAGACAGACGCGGAGATTCACTGTGAAAATCCCGTGGAGGTTCGGCGGTAATCATGACCATCCAGCATTACAACCACTGCGAGGATTGCGAGACGAGTTGGCACCGGAAACACGGCGACCAGTGCCCCGACTGTGGGCGAGACTACTGAGCAAGACTAGGCCAAAGGATTAGGCCCCTCCTACGGTACACGGGAGTATGAACGTCTCACCTGCCGAACGCCTCTTACTCGTCGTCACCGCGCTTGCAGTCTTGTACC